CGTTTCCGCAGTACCCGTCGATCACTTCGAAGTTCTTGCCGTCGTCGATGATCTGCGCGTCGCCCCATCTGGGCCCGCCTTTGTCAGAGTTGTAAAATCCGGGGATCTGCAGTCTGATCATAAGCCCTCCTTCCTCAGCTTCTCCAAATACTCGTCGGCCTTGAGCGCCGGCAGGGTAAAGGAGTTGTTCTTCCACCAGGCCCACAGCGCGGAGCCGATCGTGATGAGCAGAGTTACGAGCTGATAGACCTCGTCCTCTGTGATCGGGATCTGGCCCTTGCCCATGATCGCCAGCACCTGGTTGATCAGCGCCAGGATCAGCACGATGGTCCTTATGATCGTCTCTGTCTTAATCTTCATGTTCATCCCTCCTCTCAGCTTCTTTCTCCGTGATGATCGGGAGCTCCCGGCACTTCTGGACGATCGCCGCAGCGGTCCCGTTTCCGCCCATATCTGAGTAAGGCTTATACAGATATTTTTCCAGGTCATCCAGCTCCGACAGCGTGATGCCTCCGCGGTGGATGTATTTCTCCGCCGCCCGGAAGATCTCGGCATGCCCGAGGCCGAGGATCATGCGATCCTTTGCCGTCTTTATCGTGGACTTGCTCTGGATCCACGCCCACAGGCCATTACTTCCGAGGACAGCTATGGCCACCGTTACGATCAGTTCTAAAACATGCTCCAATGTCGTCGCCCTCCATAGGATCACATGAAAAGAGCGCCCCGGAGGGCGCCCTGGTTGATAGTTATTAAGTTTTCACTTCTGAGTTAAATGGTGCTTTAAGTGACTTAAAAATCATTGTCGGAATCGTGATACCACGCCTTGAAGTCCCAATGCCAACAAACAGCAATATGAATCAACCATCCGATAAGCATAAACAAAGGAACGCAAACACTTATAATAATTGATGCCATTGTATACTCCTTGTGGTGCTTTAAGTGACTTTCGTGAAGCACGAGCAAACTGCTCTGCCGTCTACCTCGCACTTCCACTTTTCACACCAATCGTAGTACCAGTTATAAAATTTACATTTATCGCAGTTCATCCTGTTACCTCTGCTTTAAGTTGGTTACCCAAGCCTTCTCCCAACAGGCAACCATTGCCCACCGCCGACCACTCCTTTGATGATTTTGCTTGTGTTTATGCGGTTACCTCCGCAAGCCTCTTGTCTATGTATAACTTAGTATCTGCCCGATATTCCACCTCTACGTCACCCGCATCCGACCAGATGTTGTTGATGCCAAGCAAAGACTTGACCTCTGTGGGAGTGAGGTTGTAGGTTGTTTTAAGCGAATCATCAAGCGGTATGCACAATACGAAGGGGTCTGCAAGTGACCGCATCCATTCCTGCAGATTATCCCACGTAGCAAAGCGGTCTTCCTTCAGGAAAGACAAGCGCACCTCGTTTGCATTGCCGTCATGGATTTGAAAGACCCCGACCCCAACATTATTCCTAGCAATAGACGGTAAATAGTTGCAGACGATTTTGGTTATATCACCGCTATTATTTTTTTCAAGCATATTCCCAATGCTGTAGTTTTTGTAAACATAGTTATTCGGATAAACGGCGGCGTCCATTAAGCTGAAGGTATATCCACTCGTGCTAAGATTGATAAGCCTTCTATCAATCACTAACTCTCCACTGATCACATCGAGCGTTCCACCGTATACCGCGCCTGCGGATACAAGGGAGATGTCGTATGTCTTTCCATTGTATGGCTCAAATTCCGTGACCTCAGAACCTAACTCTACTTGAATGTCTTTGTATGTTCCGCCGTTTCCACCAGTACCGTAATTCAAGCGGATTTTAGACGCCATCACATTCGCCACAGATGAAGTAGTGGCGTTAAGCGTAGCAACCAGTGTGTTGTTAGCGTTCAAAAAGTCTAGTCTCCATCCCGATGCCCCTTCGTTGTCAGTGATTACTGCGGATACCGAAATATTAACGTCTTTCTGGGCGAAAACGTAGGGTTGTCTGTATCCCGCACCAGTAGAGGTTACAATAAATGCATCCTCGGTCTTGGTATAGTTTGCACCCCATTTTTTCAGTAACCTTTCAAAATCAATGAAACTTTTTCCGGCAATAGTCACGCCGATGGAATTCCACGCACTGATAGGTCTGACATTATTGGGGGACGGGTTGCCGCTACCGCTCTGGACAGGAACGATATTGACCTTGAAAGATTTCATGGGAATACTGTCTGCGCCATCCGCAATATGAGCAATACTACCACTGGCAGAATCCGTGACAAAAGCGGTGTTGTACAACTTATTAAATAAATCATTTGTAATCTCATACAATTCGGCGTTTGATGGCATGCCTTTTTCTCTGCATATTGGCGAAACGATTTCCGAGACTGTAACTCCATTCGCCACCTGCAAACGCATAATCAAGCCATCAATATCCGCGGGAATTGTGTACTCTCTTTCTGTGTTTTTAACGGACAGGCCATCATAGTATGTCCCACTCTTATAAAAATAGACCTCAAGCGATACATTCGTGCCGCCCTTAAACACATATGTTTCGCCCTTTTTCAGCCATGATGGAAAATGAGTGTTATCAGAGTAGATGTTGTTGAACGATAATGATGATGCCGTGCCAGATACACTGCAAGTGTTATCGTCATGCCATTCATAGGTTATGCCATTGTTCGTAACGTTGCCCTGATACTGTGTTGATTTAACTGGACGGAACGCAATAAGATTCATCGCGTTATAGAGTGCCGTCTGCATTTGAGTGATAGTTAATCCGCTCTTTAACTCAGTTACGTCAGCCTCCATGCCGTCCACTTTGTCGACCGCTGCATCGACCTTTTCAACCAGTTCGTCGAGGTTGTACCCATCGTACTCGCCCGACCATTCGTCAGCATCGAGTGCCTCGCCGTTGTTGACGGCGAAAATCTGTGACCGCAGAATCTGGTCGCCAGAAGTAATCACGAACTGCCCGAGGAGCGTTCCTGCCACAGCAATGGCGGGCTGATCCAGTTCGGCGTAAGCACCATAGACAGAGACAATGCTTTCGTCTTCCTGTCCGATCTGAATCTCTTTTGCTTCGCCCGCTACCTGTGCCCCTACTTTATCGGGACGGATGATGACTAACTTTACGGACGCAGTGCTGCCGATGTCATAAGTGTTGCCCTGATATGTCAGCCTCGCAAAGACATATCGTGTGTTATCGTCGAGGGCGATAGACTTTATTGACGGTCTTTCTCCGTCATGGTCATATACGTCCAGAACTATGTTTGTCTCTAGAAGTTCTAAAGCCATTCTCTATCCCCCCCTTCTCAGCCGATGTATGTCGTGATGAGTGTATAACGAATGTATGCGTTCCCGTTGTTCCTTATTCTAAGGATGCCATTCCCGTTGTCAGACAGTGCCACTGCGCTTGCCGAATTCACCGCCTTGATTCCCATGTGGTAATCGCCAGACACTCCGATAAGATATATCCCTTTCATGGTGTCGCTCGGGTAAGCTGTGTTGACGATAAGCACATAAGTCGCAAGCGGCTGTAACTGCTTGTTATCCGTTGTCCCCGAAGGGATGCTGAATGTACTTGTTCGCACAAGGCCGTTAGTCTTTGTCTCTGTTGTCGAGAGCCTGCTCACCAACTCATTAATTGCCCCGATCACATTTTTTGTCGTGGTCGAAAGCGTACCTGTCCCTATTTTCGTCAGTAACTCATTGACTGCGCCAATCAAGTTTTTCGCCGTCGTTGAGAGTGTTCCTGTTCCTATCTTGGCAGATAGATCATCTACCGACTTTTTATCTGCGATTGACTTCTTGGTTGCAAGAAGCGTAACAGACTGAATTGTAATTCCGCTCAGATTAACCTCATACAGTGGAAATTCTACGAGTGCGTCACCGTCTGCAATCGCGCCTCTTGTGTATGTTGGAGTCGCGGGATTGGATGCCGCGGGAGTGCCTTTGATGACAGCAAGTTCCATGTCCTCAACTCCGGTCGAGGCATCCTTGGTATATCTCAGGACTATCAAGTCCTTTCTCAGTTGTCCCTGTGTACCGTTGTCAATCGTCATCGATTCGCTTGTGCCTCTGGCGATCTCTGCCGCGCATCCCTGTGCGATGGCGATGCCATCAGCAATGGTCACTTCGTTCGCGGATACGATGGTCGCGGACAACTGCGAACCCACGTTGAGGATGTAAACCCCATCCGTAAAGATGGCACTATTGATGTCTCTGTCCTGTTGAGCAGTGACATGGGGAGTGCCTTTATAACCAGTGATAATATTCATAGTCTTACTCCATCTCCACGTTGATATCGTCACTCAACTTGTACTCGGTCGATTCAAAACCGTTTCGCCAAGTGACAACCTTTGTGGTTATAGGTGCTGTCATTCTCATTCCTGTGATATAGTCGCGGCCTCCGACTATATCTCCAATCGCCACATCTGTTACGCTTTCCAGTTCAATTTTGAAAGTGTTTTTGTTCACTTCCTGTGCTAACTGCTCTGTGCCACTCTGGATCAAATCGTCCCTAGCCGCACCCGCGTAATCATAAACGCTTACTATCTCATCTACCCCAAAAAATGTCTGAGTCTGTGAAATGTTGCCATTCGCATCGACATACAAATGCACAACCACTCTGTTCTTGAGTTCGCCTTGGCCTAGACAAATCAGGTGATTGATTCCTGTGGCCTCCATGTTCATGGTATAGTCCGCGTTCATGTCTGACGAGTACTCGATTCTGTTTGAGTAGTCCACTATCGGCACAGCCTTCACTACAACCCTTGCCGTCTCTTGGTCATAGGAGATTTGCATCTTGTGCCCTACGCTTTTGAGCATGGCCTTGAGACCGTCATACAGGGTTACATAGCGGTTATAGCGGTAGTTGACCGTAATGCCCGTGGGGGTCGTTGAGCCTTCAAAAAGGTTGGGGAATGCGGCGCTTACCCTCGCCCCGATAACGGCGTTAAGCTCTCCGCTGTCGGTGGCGTAGTCCTGACCTGTCGGGGGAATGATAATCTTGTTTTGGAGCATCCCCCTCCATGTGTAACCGCCACATGCTACCGTGCCCTTCTTGGTATCCACCTCCAACCGCTTGAAGAGTCCACCGTATTCGGTGTTAGGGATGTACACCCTTGAGCCGTCCTCGATGGTCTCCCACTCGGCAGAGTTACAGGTAACGAGGTAGGAGTTTTCCTCGTCTCCTACCTCAAAATCGTATTCTTTAAAAAGGAGATCCTTCACTTCCTCCCCGTTCGCATTGGCAACGATGATACTAACCATTGTTCACCTCCACTCTGGGTTCAGACCTCTCGTGGTAAATCGTCAGGTCAACACCATACTCCGAATCCCATGAGATTGTGAGGTCACCACCAGTGATTTTCTGGAAGACGGAATCCGTCTTGTTACGGAAGTTAAACATATTCGTCTGGACTCCGTGCAGATACATCATTATCGTTTTCTGCCGAGAATTGATGATGACGTATGCCCCTTCTGGGATTGTCGTATTAAGCGCGTATGCATATCCGTTTATCACCACCCTCGGATTAACTGCCTGTCCGAAAATCGTCATCTCAAAATCAGATTCGAACGGGAAGTTAGTCTTGATGTGCCTCGTGCCCATCGCGGGAGATGTGTAATCGTATGCATAATCAAACGGATAATCCAAGTATCCGCTTGACGATTCGGATGATGACGGCAAGGATACGTGGAAATCTTGCACCCAGAAAGGATATGGCGCATAGATCGAGAGTTTGTTGCTCGTCCATATACCTACCTCTGTGGGTTCGGTACTTGATTCCGTGATGTAGCATTCCAGATAGTAGTCTCCCCAGATGATTTTGCCTGTCCGCCTCGTCCGGACATCGTTCTCAAAATCGTCATGGAGATTCTGGATGAGAGTACGTCTCCGTTGCTCTGAACCGTAGAAAATCAGTTCCGTATCGTAAACTGCCGCATCCCTTGAGAAATCGGCAACACGATATCCGTATTGGAGTTTCGTTCCTTCGACTTCCCACGCCCAATTGTAATAATTGGCATCTCTGTGACGGATGCCATTGGTTATGAGGTCATAAGTGTTGCCTGATGAGGCAACGTATTTGATTGGCGCTCTCATCGCACACCTACCTCCCTCAGTATCCTTCCAAATTCTCGTCCGTTGATGTCAACGGTAATATCAGCTGTCTTGAGTGCCGCGACCATTGCTTTGTAGAACGCATTAACGAGCGTTGCATTGTTCGCCGCGCTTGCATTGCTGATGTCACGCATAAGGCTTTGCTTGCCATACATGATTTCGTGCCCCGCTTCGCCACCACCGATCGCACCGTATGGAGTCTGCACG